AAGTACGCCTCGCCCATTCTCGTGTTTGATGAAGACAAGCTAAAGGCAGCAGCTGGTGACTACAAGATGCTGTTGCTTGAGAAGACTTCGCGCTACAGGCGCCGAGTCCAGACGTTCGAGGAGGCCTGCAAAGGCGATCCCACAGTTCCCGAGTTGCACGGTCTCAAGAGAGACAAGTCCTCTGGGTTTCCTTGGGCGCAGGACGGTTTTGGTCCCGGAAAGACCAAATTCTTCGGTGACGGTGAAGAGTATTCGTTCACATCACCAGCATGCAAGCTATTGCGGGAGCGAGTGGACTATGTCATTAGCCAAGCCAAACAAGGTAGGCGTTGTTTACACATATTCACCGACTTCAACAAGGATGAGCTTAGGCCACTCGAGAAAGTAAGGTCGGGTTCCACGCGCAAGATTAGTGGGGCCCCCCTTGACTACCTGGTGGTCTTCCGCATGTATTTCGGCGACTTCATGGCTGCCGTGATTGGTGAGAAGATTGACACTGAGAGCTGTGTTGGCATCAACCCATATGACATCACTTGGGATTTGCTGGGGCGGCGTCTCAACTCCAAGGGCCTCAAGGTTGGCGCAGGCGATTATGGACGCTATGACGCGTCTGCGCAACCACAGGTGCATGAAGAGATTTGCACCATTGCCAATGAGTTCTACTCATCTGGCTGTGACGAGCACGAGCTTGCTCAGATTGAAGAGGACAACCTAGTACGCCGGGTGCTATTCGCAGAGGTGTACAACTCACGCCACTTCTCCAACTTCCAATTGACTAACAACGGACACACGACCAAACCGATGGGCGTGGTGTACCAGTGGCACAAGTCGCTTCCAAGCGGCCACCCAATGACTTCCATTTGCAACAGCATGTACAACAGCATACAGTTCCGACTGTGCTGGATTGACGCTTGGGGCATTGATTCAGTGGGTGCTTTCTCCAAGGAGGTCACTCTGGCCGACTTTGGTGATGACAATGTTTTCAACGTCAGCGATGCAGCTTCCACGCGCTTCAACCAAGACACCTTGCCTGATCTAATGGCGGTGTATGGTATGGAGTTCACCAATGAGATGAAGAGTGGTTCCATTGCTACAATGCGCGACCTGCAATCGGTCAGCTTTCTCAAGCGCCGCTGGCGCTACGAGGCTGGCGCAGTGAACCGCTACGTGGCTCCTTTGGACCTCAACACCATCCGCGAGATGCCATACTGGTACCGCGAAT